GGCACGGTCCTGACGCCCGACCAGATCCCGCAGTTGCTCGGATACAACCGGCACGACGTGGCCGCCACCCTGCAATTCTACCGGCAGTCCGCGCCTGCGCTGGCGTTTCGGGATGAGATGTCGGCCGCACTAGACGCGGACCTGACCAACGCCAGCGACAGCAGCATTGGCTCGAAAGTTTTCATCTCGCGCCTCAACGCGGCCCAGCCCGGCATCTGCGGCAAGTCTGGATCGTGGCGGCAAACGCCCCGCGCGCGCATCCAGCTGGCCGATTGCATTTTTCCGTATGTCCGGTTTGAGACGCCCGAGTTCAACACCGTCTTGGACTATCTGCGCGGCAAGACAATCACCAAGACCAAGGGCGCGTTCGATGACCTGACGGCCACCTGCCACGGCCTGACGTTTGTGTTCGGCACCGGCGGCATCCACGGCGCACAGGACGGCACGACATGGCGCAGCACGCCTGACAGGGTGGTACAGGGCCGGGACGTGCGCAGCTATTATCCCAATCTTGCCATTGCAAACCGCGTTTATCCGGCGCACCTGTCTGATGTGTTCTGCGACATTTACAAAGACATCTACGAGCAACGCATCAGCCTGCCAAAAAGCGATCCGCGCAATAAAGCTCTAAAGCTGGCACTGAACGGCACATATGGTAATTCAAACAGCCAATACAGCCCATTTTACGATCCGCTCTACACCATGACGATCACGATCAACGGACAGCTTTTGTTGTGCATGTTGGCCGAACGGCTGGCGGCTATCCCGTCGCTTGAACTGATCCAGGTCAACACCGATGGAATTGAATACATTGTGGACCGGGACAGGGTGGGCGAGTGCGACGCGGTGTCGGCGGAATGGGAAAAACTGACAGGGCTGGAATTGGAGTCGGATGACTACCAGAGTTTCCACCAACGCGATGTAAATTCGTACCTGGCGATTGATGCGCGTGGCGGCGTGAAATGCAAGGGCGCGTTTGAATATCAGCACGGTCTGGGCTACGGCGACGGCTGGCACAAGAACCAATCGTGCAAGATCGTGGCCATGGCGGCTGAGGCGTATCTGGTGCGCGGCGTGCCGGTGGCCGATACCGTGGCGGCCTGCGACAATGCGTTTCACTTTATGCACACCCTGAAGGCCCAGCGCAAGGACCGGGTGATGCTGGGCGGCGGTCTGTCAGACTATGAATGTCAATGGACGCCGCCAGACGCCAAGGGACGGCCCGTCAAGCGCAAGATGCACAGCGGCGGTGTGGCACAGCAGCGGACGGGCCGGTACTACGTCACGGCCCAGGGTGGCGCGCAACTGTGGAAGATCATGAAGCCATTGCCCAAGCTGCCATCGCACGACCGGCCCCAGGCGATTGCCAAAGGCGAGACAGTGCTGATGTGCAATGATCTGCACGACTTTGACTGGGCATTGCTGGACCGTGATTATTATGTGCGGGCCGCTCAGGATCTGGTGGACAGCACCGGCGGGTGACAGGGAGGAACACCCGCCGGGCTGGGAGGTGCCACACAACACGGACACTATGCATTATTTTCGGCAGCGGCGCAATGGGGTGTTGACGTGGTAGGTAATAGGTGGTAATAATGGTGTAGAGAAACACACCGGCAAGGAGCCGCAAAATGACAAGCCAGAGCATCAACCAGATCACCGCCCGCGCAGCACAAGAAGTCGCAGAATTTATCGGTGTCACTGCACAGGTTGCCATGCGCGACCACGCCGACGCGGTTTTCAAAATGACCTGCGCAATCATGGCCGCCCGCGCAGCATGAGACACAACCTGGCGGGCGCGTAACAGCGCCGCCCACCACCAACCCAACCTGGAGAACGAAAATGGCACTTACAGCAACACACGAAAATGGCACCACATGGAAATTCGTCATCGCCATCAATAAAAAACGCGGAGCAGATCACGCCCGTAAAATGAACGGGAATGCGGTTCGCAATTATTGCCGCAATCATCGCATTCCCGGCAATGTCAGCATCTACGATCCGGCGACTGGCAACACGTTTGAAGTGGTCATCTGTAAACATTACACACTGGCGGGCGCTTAACAGCCCCGCCCACCACCAACCGAACCGGAGCAAACCATGACCACACAATCAATCTATGACCGCCACAAGACTAAATGGTTGTCACTTGAATCGCAAGGTTATGTAAACCTTGCACGCATGGCCAAGACTTTTACAGTCAACCCAGAAATGGACCTTGCCCTCGGATACGTCAACGCCACGTCAAAGTGGAATAGCCGCGCGAATAGCAGGCCAAGCCGTCAAGCAGAATCCCGTGCAAAGGCTTGGCTTTTGTCTAACAAACCCAACAGCAAACAAGAACAGACCGCACCAGCAAAGCATGATGGTTCAGTTATGTTCCTGTGTGTTGCAAGCCTCGAATCTTCGGCAAAGGTGCAGAAGGTTTTGAGCCTGATGGGCTGTGAATTTGTCGATATTTAATCACACCGAACGCCCCTGCCCCGCCCACCACCAACCAAACCGGAGCCAACCAAATGAAAACCATCACACCCACGCCGACCCCGACCACGTTTTTCCTGCCCGCCGACGACCTGCGCGCCGCGTTCCAGTGCATCAGCACCGAACAGACCCGCTATTATCTCGGCGGGGTGTTTGTCGAAGCTGACAATCTGGTGGCGCTGGACGGCCACCAGATGATGACGATTGAATTGCCGGACGGCTGCCACGTCGGCACGGAATGTTTTACGCAAGGCATGGACGCGCCACGGATGCCCGGAGCCACAGGCACGCCTCAAGGCGCTGGGTTTATCCTGTCTTGCGACGCAACCGACAAGGCGTTCAAAGCCAAGGCGTCTGGCGGCGATCTTTGGGTTTACGGTGATATTGAAACCGGTATCCTGCAATTTGTGGCAAACCATGGAAAAGGTGGTGAGATGACCCGTGTCGGCGTGTTGGAATTTAGCGTGATCGACGGCACATATCCCGACTGGCGGCGCGTGGTGGCCAAAGGCGACGGTGGCACGTCTAGTATATCTTATGATCCTGCCTTACTGGCCAAGCTAATCAAAGCCGCTGACGTGATCAAAAAGGGGCAGGCTGTCCGGCTGACCGGCGGCGCTACGCCAGGCGACCCAATCAAGGTGGAGTTCAAAGGGCTTGGTCGGCTGCGTGGCACGCTTTACCCTGTGCGATGGAAAGGGGTATGACCCTCAAAGACTGGCAGGCCCGGTGGGGCCACCACGTCCCAGCACAGGCCCTTGCCGAACTCACGGCTATCCTGAGTCCCGTTATGCCCTTGCCCGCACCCACGGCACGTCACAGTGAGGCTGCGGGTGCGGCACAGATACGTTTGGCAGCGGGCCGGGTTGGTGTGCCGCTGTTCAGGAATAATTCTGGGGCCATGACAGACCAGACAGGCCGCCTGATCCGGTTCGGGCTGGGTAATGAATCGCCAGCCCTCAATGCCCGCTGGAAGTCGTCAGACCTGATCGGCATCTTGCCCGTGGTTGTGCAGCCGTCGCATGTTGGCCAGACGCTTGGAGTGTTCCTGGCGGTCGAAACCAAAAAGCCAGGATGGCACCTGACGCCCGGAGACAAGCGCGGCCAGGCGCAGGCGGCTTTCCTGCAATCCGTCCAAGGGTTCGGCGGTGTCGGTGGATTTTGTTGCACGGCTGAGGATTTTACAAAACTAATTGTTGGCAGGCAGGGTAATAGCGGGTAATTGTAATTTATAGAAACACACCAACCGGAGTTACTGACAATGGCATACGGAACAGCAAACCACAACGGCGAGGAGGTGGAGGTGGTGTTCAGCGCCACCGGCGTTGTCACCGACTATGGCGTGGACCGCTCACCCACTTGGATTGAGTGGGATAATGTGACGATCGATGATCTGACGATACTGGGGGTTGCGGTCGATGTGTCAAAGCTGCCGGTTGATCTGCAAGAGGCGATCTATGCGCTGGCCGACGATCTCGAATTTGAACAGGAGGACCCTGACTATGACTGACAACAACCCTCGCTTTGCCAACCTGCCCCGCAAACGCCCAGGCTTGATCCGCGATGCCATCAGTCTGTTACTCGTCATCACCATGTGTGTGGCGTTTTATGTGGTGACACCGTGAAGCAACCCGCCCTGACCGCTAGGTAAGTCGCCTGCGGTTAGCGTTGCTGTATCATCCACGCCTGATCAGGACAGGCCAGCGCGAAGGTTGCATAGGCCACCTGTATTTCGTCGGCAGTCTGTGCGGTGTCTGCAATCGACCGTGTGGGCAATGATGCACCCCACTGACGGCAAATCTCGTCACTTGTCGCGCCACCCGGCGTCGTCGTGCTTGCGCAACTCATCAGCAAGGTTGCGCTCAGTCCTAGCGCGAATATCGGCAGCGTTCTCATGGTCGTCTAACTCCGCTTGCGTGATGGCATCCTTGGCGGCGTCTCTGCGCGCTGCCATGATGATGCCCAGAAAGGCAAGGACCGCCACCCATGCGCCTATAATCCAGCGCACGGGGCGGCTGGATAGGATTGCGGCGATCATGTCGCCCACCCATACCTCTTGGCCATCGCATAGACGCCCTCTACAGCCGCGCCCAGAGCAAGGGACAACATCAGCACGGCGTCGGGGTCCATTGCCAGCGCCTCGCCCGCCTGTGACCCCGCCAGATAGCCGATGCCGTACCGAAAGATGATGCGCGCAACTGGTCCTAAATTCATCATGTGCGCTTGCCTTTAATAAGGGATGCCATCAATTCAAACATACGCGTCAGCCAGCCTTGCCGCTCACTTTGCACGTGTTCCTGCACCACAACGTGCGCAGGACGGGCCTCAGGGCGCGATACCGATGGCCGTAGGTATGCCGTGGCCTGCGCCTCGGTTAAATGGCGCACGACTCGGCTATAAACAGGCCTGTTTGATGCAGACACTGACATTACAGGAATGGTGCCGCCGGGGTAGCGCCTGGTTTCAAATATCCGCTTTTCGCGGTCTCGGCGATTGGCCAGCCCTTCAATGCGCACCAGCTTGCCGTTTACGCGGCCCTTGTTCCAGAGCAGGAATGAATTTGCGGCATCGCTTGGGTTGCCTGCATTCATGTGCCGCGCAACCGATGACTTCCCAAACCTGCCCGTGCCGATATTGAAGCAAAGCGAAACACACGCATCAAACTGCGCTTGCGTCATTGGCACGGTGATAGCGCGCAAAACGCCACGCTCAAAAACGCCAAGATGATCGCGGAACAGTTTGAACGACAGCGCAATGGCCGCGTCCAGATCGGCAGGCATGCCGCGCGCCATTTTGCTTGGGTCCGGCTCAAGGCCAGATGTTGCGGCGTGTCCGATGCCAAACGTCCAGACACCCACGGCATCCAGGTATGGTGCAGGCACAAGCCCCTCTTCGCGTGCAATCTCAATTAGACCCTTGATGCTGGTTTTCATTTTCCCATTCCCCTCAAAAGCGTTTTTATGTCCGACCCGATTTCGTCAAGCCTGCGATCCATGCGGTCGCGGCTATCCTTGGCGGCTTCCATGTCCTCTTTGCGCTGGGACCACAGACGCTTGATTTCGGTGCCGTTGGATATCCCGTGCGCCTCAAGGCGTATTAGCCAAGCAATCGCGGCAATGACTGAAACTGCAACAGGCCACCACATTCTAATCATGTCAGTCATGCCGCCCCCGGTTGGCTAGGTGTCGCGCCCGCGCGCTGCAGATCATCCGAATGTGCATCATGGCCAGTATTTATCGTCGGTGTAGTCTGTTGGGATAGGGTCCACGGCCTTGATTGCGTGGCCCGCAAAGATGTGCGCGCGCTCGTTCGCTGCCGCCGCGTCCCCAAAAACAGCACAGGTTTGCGCGTCCATTGTGGTCATACTGTTGTCGGCTGCAATCCATGTGAAATCTACCGCGCCGCCGTGCCACCGCAAATCGTCAGCCTCCGCACCTGCAACCACTGCAAATCGAGCAAGAGCAGCCGCGCCCGTGATGCGCTGAAGACTTCTTGCGTCACAGTCATACCGTTTGCCAGCAAAGGCAAAGGCTGCGGTCATACGGCGGTCTCGCTCAGCGTTCACGGCGGCGCGGGCTTGGGCTATGGCCGCTGGTGACGCAGTGTCTGGAACCTTGATAATCATGCGCCCACTCCATCGGTTAAATCAGATTCATCAACAGTCCAATCATTGCGCCATTGGCGGTCTGTCGGGATTTCGGACACGTCAACAATTTTATATGACTTGCCTGTCGGCACGTCCTTGGCGGCTATTTCCTCAATAGTCAGGCCGCAATCGCTGGGAATAATAACGGCCACGCCGCCTTCGTCGTTTTGGTAGATGATACGTTTGTTTTGCATGGGATTTCCTTTCATCGGAAGATTGCTACGCTGACCGTACTGCCGTCTCGGGCAGCGCCTCCGCCGTCAGAAAGTAAAAGCCTCAATGATCCTACAGCGTAAGTGACTGCTATTGCCTGTCCATCTTGGCCACCCCGGTGTGTTGATCCGTTGTTCCAATTCGCCGTTGCCGAATAATTCGCGTCGGGCATCGCCGTCGTAAAGTTTACCGTGTAATCGCCCAGCCCGTTATCCGTGATGCTCGAAACATTCCCGCTGGCGCGGATTGCCACAGTGCCAGTGCCGTTGAAATTCACCCAAGCGCGACAAGCGTAAACAGGGGCTGAACCTGCGGCGTTTAGCACGTCAGGAATAGCCGTCCGCGTGTAAGCCGTTGTTGCAAGCTGCGTTGTGTTCGTTGCCGCCGCAGCCGTTGGGGCTGTAGGTGTGCCAGTAAGCGCGGCGCTGGCAATTGCAGCGACGTTTGTGCCGATAACTAGCCCCAACGTCGCACGCTGCGTCGCCGCATCCGCGTCATCCAGCAAGGCCCAGCCCGCCGCTGTCACATCTGTAAACTCAACCCCATCCGCAGCCGCGTTAACCCGCACAGCGTCCAGAGCGCGACCGGTTAATGGCGGAAGGTTTGCAGCCACCAGCGCCGCCCCTGTATTGCTGGCAAACGTCCCAAACGCCACCAAGTCTGGCGCGAATTGCAGCGCCTGCCAGTCGAGAAACGCGTCCACATTCGTGTCAAACGCGGTCTGGGATTGCCCTTTGTCAGGGACGGTTCCTGCAAATTGTCTGATAACTGGCGCGGACATTAGAGAGTCTCCACTTCAAGCTGAACTTTTGTCATTCCCCGAACGTCGCTTACAGTCTGGCACGAACTGACGAAACCATAAGTTAAAAATTCGGGATTGTCATCAGGTCCGGCAAACACCGCAGCCACCCCGTCCAGGTCGTTAATCGTGCGCCAGAACGGGTCAGCGGCATAGTCGTTCAGGTGGACGCGATAACCAACCTTTGCCGCTGGTGTCCGGCGCAATAGCGATGTAAGCGTGCCTTCGGTTTTCTTGACCGACCGGCTGCGCAGGCCCCGCGTAGATGCCACCTCAACAACGCCGTATGCATCAGCCAAGCCCATCGCAATCGTGCCGACCGCCGCCGTCGATCCTGTGTTTGTAATCGTGACCACAACGGTTGCGCCGATTGGGATGTTGAGATCAAAATTGGCATATGTACGCTCCAAAGATTGAGGCGCAAAAAACCACCGAAAAAATGATCCTTCGTATGACGTCGCGTCGGGCACCTCATACGTCACGTCCGCCACGTCGCCGGTCGTGTTCAGCGTGCCAACAATTGCGATCTGAGTGGCTCGCAGCCCAAAGAACGCCATAGCCGACAATCGCGGCAGTCCGGTCAGGGTGTAGGTGACGCTGTCTGCGCGTTCGGTTATTGTGTCAATCACTCGGAACTTGTCAGCCCCGAATTGCAGATCAAACGCTGCATACCGATTGG